TCGTTTAGTGGTGGGTAGATTATACACCTACCCACCGACATTATTAGGCTAGGCAGAGAAGCGCCTGCGAAGCGCCTGCGTTGATAGTATCCAGTTCCGCTTGCAATTCGGCGGTGGTCATTAGAGAAGGGTCGCCTACCAATTCGGTAATCGCCTGAGTATTAATAGAATCTACAAGTATCTTTGGCATTGTAGATAGAGTAGGGTAGAAAGAGCCATTAGTATCAATTTTAGATACAAAATTAACTCCATTTACGGAGAACGGGAACAAAGCCCAGTTATCTGTATTTAGCATTTTTTTCCTTTCGTTTGGTTATGGCGCTATTATAAACTAAACTACTGACAATTTCTATTTGAGCCTCGGCGTGTCGCAAATTATTTTTGTGAGGAATCTCACAAAATCCAGGGTGTTTTTAGCTTGACTCGTAACAGGGGTTTGCCCCACTCTCCTTTGCGGGCGAACGCCTATTCTGTCAAATCAAAACGCCGTTTATGTTTTGATTTTCTTTTATAAATTTTTTTACTTGGAATTGGTTGCGCCGCATTGCTACGGCGCAATTCCAAAACTTTTTTAATGCGAGGTAAATTTTGGAACATGATAATTGCTCGCTTCATAAAATCTATTCGCATCAAATCTTGGATTATCTTTTGCGAACATTAACGCAAAATCTACAACCATTTTTGAAAATAACGCAGGGTGGGTTTTGTCTGAGGCATACCGCAGAATTTCTGCGGTAGCGACATAGTCTTTTCGTGTCATCATCAGGCTTTTACTCCGTCCGCTTCAACAACATCAAAGACATCAAATTTCACCAAATCGCTATCAGGCAATTGGTAAAGTATTTTATTTAGAGCGAATACCGCTTCTAAATCTGTTTCGGCTTCTGTTACGAAACTAATTAGCACAACTTTTTTCATTAGTCTTGTTCCTTTACAAATAGAGAGCCGTCAAAATCAGAGTCTGGATTACAGTCGCAAGGTTCAACATTGTAATCCTCATTTCCGCCATAGAATAGCCAACCTTTTCCGTAGCAAGTATCGCAGTCAAAAGCGAGAGTCTTTATCATTTTCATTAGTTTTCCTTTCGTTCGTTTTCGGTAATTGTAGCATTAGCCACCGACAAAATTGCGGTGAGATTAGAATTGCGTTTTTCTTTTACTTCCGCCAAACGCTGGGCGATAATGAATTCTCTAAAGTCTTTTAGATCCATTTTAGTTTTCCTTTCTTTTTGTTATTGGTTGAATTATAGCGGAAACCGCCGACAATTAGTCGGCGACACGCACAGCGACAGTAGCCCAATTTTGTTTTATGGACTGTCCAACACGATAGCGAATTGCGTAGGCATCGTAGCCGTCTAAGTAAATATCCTCACGCTTTTCTGCGAAAGTAATTTCTCCGCCTTGAAAACGGCGGGCAAGAGAGCGAGGGAAATAAGTCTGACCTACAAGAAGGTCCTCAATAGAATAAGTTTTCATTTAGTTTTCCTTTCATTTTGTTACTCCGTAAGTTTAGCAAAAACGACTGACATTTTCAAATCCAAAATGCGTATAAATCGGACATTGTGATTTTTATCACAAAAATAAATTTGTCTGGTCATATTTTTTTCGGGCGTGTCGCAAATTTCGGGGTTGTGGATAACTCTTCGTAACCTGTGGATAACCCGCACAAGAACTTGCGGGCAGCTGTCGATCTTGTCAAATCGACACGCCGATTATTTATCTATTTTATTTAGTAAATAATTATTATTTAGATTACGACTATTATTTGAGAACATAGCCTCAACAACTCTCTTATCTTTTTCTGACTGAGCAATTCTTTTTTCTTGTTGCTCTTTTAGTATTCTGTTATAAGTATCCATTTAGTTATTACCTTTCTTAGTTAGGGAGAACATCTGTTCCGTAGTATTCTACGGCATCATAGAGGCTCATCATGCCTTTATAATCACGGCAGGAGTAGCAAATACTATTCCACCCGTCTGTTAGTGTTGAGCAGAATACGCAGATTTTATCTGTTACGCAGAAATCGTTATCTACTAAGTATTCAATTATTTCGTTTTTATTTAGTGTAGTCATTTTATTGACCTACCTTTCTTTTATCTTGATACCTAGTATCCTAACATAGACCACTGACAAATTAGCCCATTTTTCGGGCGTGTCGGAAAAGTATTTTTGTGATTTAGGTCATGTGGATAACTTACGCTCAAATTCCAGGGGTTTTCCACACCTGTGAATAAAGCTGTGGATAACGCCCGCAAAAGACTGCGGGCAGCTGCCGCCCTTGTCAAGGCGACACGCCGTTAGTTTAGTGTGAGATACGCCACAGCAAAGCCTGTGCCTATACACATAGCCAATAGGGCGGCGGTCTGAAGGAAGGCGATCATTTAGCACACTCGCAATGTTCTATCTCATACTCTTGACGATTACCTACATAGATAACGCCTCTTCCATAGCATAGAGAGCATTTGTTCATTTTATATCGCCTCTTCCAATTCTGCCAAAGTTTCATCTTCTAATTCTAGCATTTCTTCTAGAGATATTTCAACTATATCTTGTTCTTCTTCATCATAGTATTCAACTTCATATCCGTGTTGAATACTTTCATATTTATATGAGTTATCTGTGTTATCGAATGAATACATTTTACTTATTCACCTTTCTTGCTGTGATTACGCTAAGACTAGCGTCTTTATCTAATACCTGTATTTCCTTTAGAAAGTCTAACGCCTCTTTTGAGGAATTGAAAGTGCCTACCATTAGCACCTTGCTTTTCTTGCCGTTCCAAATTGCCACTTCGATTTCCATTTCTTTATTTCCTATTCTTTCGTTTTTGTTATTGGGCTTCGGGTCTTATTTGCTAGGCTCACCCTTTCGGTTTATTTGCTAGGCTCATACCCTTATTTAATTGTTATGTCTGTAAGACTATCACCTATGACCGACATTATCAAGGTGACACGCCGTTAGGCGTGTGTGACCTTAGTCACGGGCTACCGCTAGGGTACGCCATTCGTCACGGCGTCCATTGGTAGGACGGACACGGACGGCATATGCGTCAGCGTCTGCGTAGTAGACATTAGGACGAGGCTCAGCGTCCTCAATAATTCCTTGAATAGAGCGGCTACGATAAGCCTTGCCGATAAGTAGAGATTGAATTGAGATTGAGTTTGACATAGTGTATGTCCTTTCTTTAGTTTGTTTAATAATAATATACTAGCAGGGGGGTCTGACAAATTCAAGGGGACAAATGTCACAATTCGGACATTTGTGATGTGAATCACACGACATTCATGTGATATAGACCACATATGGGCGCACTAATGGTACAAATCGGACATTCTAAAACTGTGCATCATACAAATTAAAAATATATTAACATTTTAGAAAATCTGATTTTATAGTCAACTGAAATTATAAATGCTATACTGATACTATGACAGATAAAGTAGAAGATACAAATTGTTACAGCTATAAAGTCGAAATGATCATTCAAATTTTGGCGGAAAATGAAGAGTCTGCCAGATTACAATTAGATGATAAAGGCGGATATGTAACAACTCGCAGAGTTAAATTAATGGACTCAGTTCCTGTATATAATGGAGTAAAAAAGTAGTCAACTAATGTTTCATGTGAAACATCATATGCTAGAATAATGGCATATGAAATCCGAGAAGGTTTCAGTTGCTAAAAGGAAAGCAGAATTATATAAATATCTGCGAACCTTGAAGGAATCTTCTCCCTGTGCTGATTGTGGATCTTATTATCCATACTATGTCATGGACTTTGACCACGTACGTGGCAAGAAACATGCAAATGTTATGGAGCTAGTTCCAACTCTCAGCAGAAAAAAGATAGATGAAGAAATCGCTAAATGCGAGATCGTGTGTTCAAATTGTCATCGTGAGAGAACACATTTTAGAAAAGCAAAAAAGGCGGGATAATGGATAAAGTAATATTCATCGGACTTACACTATGGGTCCTATACTTTATGTTCATAAAGAATCCTAAACAATAATCTAGTCGACTACAATATTGGACTATAGCTCAGCAGGCAGAGCGGGAAGCTGTTAACTTCTAGGTCCTAGGTTCGAATCCTAGTAGTCCAGCAAATTTTGGGGCGGGAAACTAAATAAGCTCATGCCATTGTATAGAACCTATAGCATCTCCAGTAGATGATACTGTTCTTATACCTAGGCAATATACATCAGATACGGGAGAATCTGCATTAGTTCTACCTAATTGTAGATCAAATCCATTATCTATCTCTAGATCTGTTGCTGCGTTATTTTGATTCGACCCCGCCAAAAATCCTCTGCGAACGACAGTTCCATCGCTCATCGCTGTTGCGGTAATATTATACTCAGTATCTTGTGTTGGCGTATTTTGAATCCATGTTCCGCCAGTTAGCGTTGGATTTCTAAAGAGTGCATATTCGAACAAATTATTAGTTGTTGTAGCTACATTTAGTCTTGCGATCTGCACTACAGAATCCATTCTGCCCTCAATCAATCGCACTGCAGCAAGTGGAACAAAGGTTGTGCCAACGTTCTGAAATAGGGTGGCACGAGAAGCAGACCAGACTTCTGGTTTTCTATCATATCCACCATTTGACAGAACAGTTGCACATATCTGTCTCAATGTGCTGGTAGTTGCCGTAGCTGCAGTATTTTCAATTTCATATCGAATCGGCAGAGTAGCAGTAGTCATATATACCTTATCCAAGATATTAGCATGATTAAACTGATGTACTGTAATAAACTGTCCATTAATTGCAAATCCTACTTTTACTGATCCCACACCTAACCATTCAAATTCCATAAAGAGAATCTGTGCTTTAGTTAAATCTAAAACTAGTCGACTAGGACCAAGTCCATTCATAGTATCGACATTCCAATTTGCCTGATTTACTGTCTCTTCCGAAAGTGATCCGCCTGTATATGTCCTGCGAATGATTGAAACAGTACTGCCACTTTGTTGTAGATATACTCCATTTTGACGTGAGAAATAGCCAACTCTTTGGCGAAGCCCCGTCTGAGCTGGAGCCATCACAAAGGTTTGCATAACTGTTAAAGCTTTACCTGGTTGATATGGAAAACATTTCTTAGACTCTCTATAAACCTTATCTCCTGATGCCGTTCCCACATTGAGAAGGTCTGTAGATTCATTTACTGAATATGATACTGATGCTCCGCCTGATGTAATATCGCTAAACTCATCTCCTGATTGATATCTGTGTTGAACATCAAAAAGTGTATATGGATTAGATACCTTAGTTCTACCAAATGAGTCAAATCCAAAAGAGGCGGGAGTAGAAGGAGAATACTGAGGTATTCCACTTGTTGCATTAATATATGTAGCCATTAGTTCTCCAATACCAATATTGAAACTTCCGCCGAAGAATCTGTTATACCAAAGATTTCATCATATGGGCCAAGTGTAATGCTGAGCGTCTGTTCTGGCAAAAGCCTAAATCCATAGTTGCTAGTGGTTACATGGCCTGCGCCAATATAGACGTTATTAAAGGAAATATTCTTAATGATCAGAGAACACTCTGATTTCTGAGGGTGCCAATTACTAAGTGATGTAGCTGTTGCACCTATTTGAATAATTCCGTGATTTACTGCCATGTTAGTATTATACCGTTCTTCTCTTCCGCCCGTGCACTGCATTTTGCACTTATTTTTTGCAATTGCGACGCAATGCACTATATAAAGGACAAAACCCAATCGGAGGCGGATCCAATTGGGTCTTGCTACGCCGAAGCGTAAGCACGGGGAGCAAACGGTGGGATGCTACGACCCGTACTATCTAAGTATCACATAACTTATTTTTTAAGTCAACTACTTTTTAATCCCAGGAATTACCCTTCATGGGTTTTACTGTATATTTCTCATCCCCTGTTAAATCGGCTAGAAGGGCCATTAGAGAATTGCAATCTTCATGCCGCCACCAAGTACTGCATTTGCCATCGTTGACGTTCAGGCAATTTCCTAGCTGTTTTTCAAGGTATGCCACAAACCACTGTAGAGAACCATGTGCCATGGCTTGATCATCGTAATAATTTTGAAACTGAAAACGAGCATTGTTCATATATCGTGTAATTTGATCGATATATAGTCTATTCATTTTCTTCCTGTGGAGTATATGATGGTGAGGGACCCAAGAGATATCCCTGATCATGATATTTAATCATCTTATCCACTTCCTCAGCGCCAACTAATTTGCTGGCAATAATGGTCATTACATCGTAAATGCGGTGTAGCATAATGTAATTAACCATGTCTAGGTTTTGTGCTAAATCTTCTTTATTTTCTTCCATCAAGGTCTACCTATATCTTCCCAGAACTTCTCTCTACCCATTGAATCTGTTTCTTCTATTTTACCGCCGTCAGTTTGCTCTGACTGCTTGTTCCATTTTTCCATAAAGATCCAATCCTAAATCTTTTTTATATTCACAAGAAAGGCAATACAGATAAATTTTATCATCAATTGTTTGATTAGGCATCAGAAGGCCTTGGTCCATTGGGCAATCCAATTTAGACACAAGGCCCTCTTCTGCTAAAGCCAAATATTTAGATACTATCTGTATCTTCAATGACTTCTCTCCTATTGATTAGGAAATTCGGCTAGCCATCTGCTAACCGATCCATTTTTCATGGATGACCATGAACTCCAGTTACTTCCGCCCTGGGTCATGTGATACGTTATCTCTGCGTTAATTACTGGATCAAATAATAGTACGTTTGATCTCAGGTCGAATTTCTCTTTACGATCTACACCAAGGTTTCCCAGCATATTGATCTGAAAAATTCCGTAGGAACTGTCTCCAGTTTTCCTGTTGCCGTTATACGCCATTGGTCGTCCATTGGACTCCGACTTTGCTACGGCCCAAGCCAGTTTAAGGGCTTTGCCTTCAAAACCTACAGACTTGAGTAGTTGCAGCAACTCTTTATCTGTAAGCATTTCTGAAGGTTTGTACACAGTGTTGCTGAATTTTTCCAGCGTTTCTTTCTTCAGTTGTGCTTCTGTTTTTGTCTCTGGTTTTACAACCAAAGCTTTTGCTGGCGTC